GATCCGATGTGGACTCATTGGGCTGCCTTCTTAGCTACGCCTACTGTTCTTTTAGGATATCGCATGTTGGTTAGGTACTCACCGGTGGTGTTGCGCCTTATGTCTACCACAGTTACACGGGGGGTAGTCGTCTTGCGTAACACTTTGCAGGGACCCGACGCGTGGAAGCTGGAGGTGAAGGCCTTCAAGCGTGAGCTTCTGCTGCTCGCTGGGGCGTCAACCGCGCTGCTCACCGGGTGGATTCTGGCGACCAAAAGCTTCCCCTTCTTCTACGATAAGTTCCTAGCCCAATCCCGTGAGATCGGGGTAAAGGTTGTGAACGATGTTTCCTGGGAACGGGTTAAGCAAAATCACGTCCCCGGCCTGCCCACGACTCACTCTGTGACGTGGACTAAAGAGGACCTGATTAAATCAGTTTGCGAATCGTCCCTAGAAGTCCAGGCTGGGAATCAGGTGATGCACGCCTTGGTGTTATCCCACAACACGGTGCTACTCCCTACCCACATTTGGGGTGGGGCTGACGTTGTCACGATTTCGTGTCGTTCCGGAGCTTCGATTGACGTTGCCAAAAGTCCTCTTAACTGGAAGGTACTAGCCTCACATGATGAAGTTGGCGTTCTCTTCTGTCCCGGTCTCGTCGGTCGGGCGGGAGTGTTTGGCAAGGTCTTGGGTGATTTCGATGCCTCTGTGAGCCAGTTTGATCAGGTTGAAATTTATACCAACAAGCTGAAGTACGTCTGCGAGAAATCCGAGGTTGTTAGTTTTGCCGGATGCCGCACTATCACAACTAGTGCGCCCACGGAGTCTGGAGATTGCGGAGCGGCCTACATTGGGTGCGTCCGAGGTCGGTGGAGTCTGATCGCTATCCACTACGCCATCCAGGAAACTAGCTCTCCTTTTACGGGGCTCACCACTAGATCGCTGGGGGTGCCCCTTTCCCAGTTAGAGATTCACCGGGCCACTGCAGCTTTGGGAGTACGCCTGCAAGGGGTTACTATTGCAAGCTCTACCCTCACGCCTCTCCCAGCGGATGCGATTGTTGGGGCAACCAATTCGCGTGTTTCCGAGATTGTTGCAGTGCAGCAATTTATGGGATTACCCATAGCGTGTTTCGGACAGATGTTCCCGCCTCTCCCTGGGTCTTCACCAAAGACTAAGATCACTCTATCCTTGTTTGAGCCCTATCTGGCGAAGATAGATTTTGAGCGTAAGATGTGTGGCATGACACCTTACTGGAAATTCCCCGTCTTCCGAGGGGCAATGGTTGAGGGGAAGTGGGTTTCCCCTTGGACTAACGCATTCGCAGCCAAGAATACCAGGCAGCCCCTGGATATCTTTATGTTAATTGCGTTGGCTGATTATCTCCAGGGTGCCGAGAAGTTAGCCACTGGTGGCTACAGTGTGTTGTCCGAGCAGGAGGCGATAATGG